AGAGGGGCAAAAACGCCCCTTTTGTGCTCATATACATAAAGATTATGCTTTTTTTATATTAAAAAAGGTTTTATTAATGTATATGCGTTGTTTATACTGTTCTCCACAAGTCTGTGGAAAAGTATCATTTATCTGTGTATAAAGGTGTATTTCTGTGGAAAAGTATGTGTTTTAATGTACTCAGGTCTTGTGATCTTAGCGAGCAGTCTATCACCACTCCGCGCAAATGTCAAGACCGCCGCCATAAGTTTTTTGAGGGATTGACAGTCAAAAAACATCAGAAACCCTTATAAATATCTGCTAGCAAGTTGACAATATCTCTCATTCATTCTATAATAACAAAGTATCACTCACGGAGCAGATTCATGTCAGTCGCTATCAGTCAAGTACAGAAGCAACGTTATAGAATCACCCTGGATCTAGAGGTGATGGAAGACTTCAACCCACACAACATTGATTGGGAGAACCTCTTTGAACTTGAGGGAAATGAGCAGGTGATTGATAGCTACGTGGAGGATCTGAGTAATCCCGTCAGTTGGTAATTATGGGTGCTATTTGACAGTCGTTCTCTCTGGGTATACCAAAGGGGGGTCGCGTAAAGTGTCCCTATAGTGTAAGCATGACTCGAACCTCTATGACCACAACTTTCCAGACAAATCTCACTGATACAACGTACAACGGTTGGACGAACTATGAGACCTGGAATGTTGCACTCTGGATCGGTAATGATGAGGGTCTTTATGACTTAGCACGTGCTGCCGGTAGTTACGAAGACTTTGTAGATGCACTCGAAGGGTGTGATCTCAATGACTTATCGACCCCTGACGGTGTTAACTACAGAGACCCTAAAGTAAACGTCGTTGAGATCAATTCTGATTGTTACTTCGGTGTCTGATACTTAGTGAGGGGCAGTTGTTGACACTCTGCTCCTTATATGGTAGACTGAGAGTATCAGTGAAATGACAGTGTTTTGATGGGGGCGTTGTTGCGTTATGGGGGGCGTGATAAAAACGTCTAACTACCCTAACCTACAGAGGTGACAAATCGACCTATAGATATCAAAAGCAAAAAAAAAATTCCCGCCCAGAAAAAAAATTCCCGGAGGTAAAAACCAATGGATAGTCGAAGTAAAGTTTATCACATCTATGCAAAGGAAGAGTGTTTATATAATAATCTAACAGAACAACAATTTAGTGAAACATGGAATACCCTCAAGGGGATGGTTGGGCTTATGCAGACTGATTATCAACTTGAGGATTTAACATATGAGGAAGTCTATGGTCTTCCAACAAACACAGAGCACAGTTGTTAGTCAAGGTCTTTTATTGACTTACTACATAATAACTGTTATAATTGAAACGAAGTAATCAACACGTTATGGCAAAAGGATTTACTGTAAAGGCCAACGCGCCTAAGAAGAAAGAAGTAGAGTGGGATATTCCTGCGATCAAAGAGCGTATGAGAGGAAAGACGATTGTATTCTGTCTTCCTGGACGTGGATGTTCTTTTACATTTTTAAAGAACTTTGTACAACTGTGCTTTGATATGGTACAGAGTGGAATGAGTATTCAGATCAGTCAAGATTACTCATCAATGGTTAATTTCGCCCGTTGCAAGGTATTAGGTGCAAATGTACTTCGTGGACCTAAGCAAGTACCATGGGATGGTAAGTTAGAGTATGACTATCAGTTATGGATTGATAGTGATATTGTGTTTAATACAGAGAAGTTCTGGCAACTATGTGATATGGCAATTCCTGCAGAGGGAGAAGAGAAGGAGATTGTTGCAGGATGGTATGCTACAGAGGATGGACACACAACTTCTGTCGCACATTGGTTAGAGGAGGATGATTTCCGTAAGAATGGCGGAGTCATGAATCATGAGAATGTAGAGGGCATTAGTAAGCGTCGTAAACCATTCACCGTAGATTATACAGGTTTCGGATGGGTATTAATTAAAAAGGGTGTCTTTGAGAGATTAGAGTATCCATGGTTTGCTCCTAAGATGCAAATCTTTGAGAGTGGTGATGTACAAGACATGTGTGGTGAGGATGTCTCATTCTGTCTTGATGCAAAGGAAGAAGGATTTGAGATCTGGTGCGATCCACGTATCAGAGTTGGTCACGAAAAAACTCGCGTTATTTAAGAGGTACTGAATTATGATGATGAAAGGCGGCACTTATGTCAAGGGTAAGCCGAAGAAAACTCGGCAAGGAAACTCGCAGTATACATTGTTATCCGCGACTTCTCGCAATGGACGTAAGAAGAGATATCGGGGACAAGGTAAATAGAATAAGTTAATAAACATTCATTATGGCAGCACTTATTTGTAACCTCCCCTCGGTAGAGGTATGGGTTCGTAAAGAGTATCTAACTGATCATCAAAGTGGTCATGGTGAATTTGTCAAAGGCGTTTGGGTATCGTGTAAATCGATACCTGGACGCACTTTTTATTTTGAGACCTATTTACCAGAATATGCTGCAATGTACGATAAATTACCTATCAGTGCATTTGTAAGTGATCCTGAGACACCATCACCTGATATGAATTTACCGAATCTACAGTTTTGGAATTGTATGGATTATGGTGTTGTATCAATTACAAAGCAATTCATTGGTTCAATGGACTATGAATTATATACAAGGGACTATGGTATTCAAAAAGGAACTTATATTTGTACAATAGACAATTACCATCAAGATCCTGAGGTAGTTGACTATGCAACAAGTGAAAATCCTGCTGAACATAAGTCTCATAACTTGATTGAATTAGAAAATGGACAGTATGCACTCTATCCAAACAATAGAATGCGTATCTATGATAATAGTTTAACACCTGTTGAACCTAAGATGCCAGATTTTAAGGTTTCAACTCGTTATTATCAAGTTGAAAATGGTTTTGAGCGACTTGGAATGGGTCGTGAGGACGAATATTTCTGGAAAACAGCACAAGAACGCGAAAATTTACCTAAGGAAGAAGAAAATGACTCCAAATAACGATTTTTTAGACAACCTAGCAGCAGATCAACACGAAAAAATGCTTCGTGAAATCGCAAATGATGACTTAACACCAAAAAAACGTGATAAGAAGCAAGAAACGGAGATTTTTGAAAATGAAATTCCAGCTGCACCACTTTACGAATAAAACTACGAAAATATAATTAACGAATTCGTTGATAAATAACTTATATTTGCCATATAATTGTGCCTTTAGAAAGGGTAAGCCAAGGTTTTAAAGATGTAAGCATGTCATTCAAGAAAAATCCCTTGAATGATGATTTAATTGGTCTTAAAAATGCAAACGCAATTGCTAGATCAATAAAAAATATTGTATTTACATTTCCTGGAGAGAAACCTTTTAATGAAAACTTTGGTTCAAGAATATCAAGGTTATTATTTGATAATTTTGATGATTTAACAGCATCTAATATCAAAGATGAAATTGAATCATCAATTCGTAGATTTGAACCAAGAGTGAGATTAAGGTCTGTTCAAACAACACCTGATTTTGCAGGTAATGCTTTTGATGTACAAATCATATATGATATTATAGGTGCAGATGTACCTGCACAACAATTAGAATTCGTCTTGCAGCCAACAAGGTAACATGCCATTAGTCAATTTCTCTAACCTGGACTTTGAACAGGTTAAAACATCACTTAAAGAATATTTAAAATCAAACTCCAATTTTACGGACTATGATTTTGAAGGATCTAATCTTTCATCCATTATTGATGTGTTGGCATATAACACATATATTACCTCATATAATGCAAACATGGTTGCAAATGAGGTTTTTATTGATAGTTCAACATTAAGAGAAAATGTTGTAGCACTTGCAAGAAATATTGGTTATGTTCCCAAATCTAGAAAGGCAGCATTAGCAACAGTTACTTTTGATGTAGATACTGCGGATATATCTCCAACTCCAGCAACCATTACACTTAAAAAAGGAGTTGTTGCATCAAGTTCAGGAACTTTTGCTTCTCAATCGTTTATATTTTCAATTTTAGAAGATGTTACAATTCCTGTTTTTAATGGAATCGCAACTTTTAACGAGTTACAAATTTATGAAGGTGTTCTTTTAGAATCAAACTTTATTAGATCTACCAGAAATCTAAATCAAAAGTATATTTTACCAAATTCAGGTATTGATACCGATTTAATTCGTGTTACAGTTAAAAGTAACGAATTTTCTACAGCTTCTACCAAATATGCTCTCCAAGATAGTCTTTTTGATATCAATCCAGAATCAAAAGTCTATTATTTACAAGAAATTTCAGATGAAAGGTATGAATTAATTTTTGGAGACGATATTTTTGGAAAAGCATTAGAAGAGGGTAATTATATTACTGCAAACTATATTGTAAGTAATGGTGATGCTGCAAATGGTATATCAAACTTTAATTTTTCGGGAAGATTAACATATACAAGAAATGGAATTGAATATAATGTAACTTCAGGAGTATCTTTACTCACTCCAGGTATAATTGCTTCTGGGGGTCAAAATATTGAAACTGTGGAGTCAATTAAAAAGTTTGCCCCAAGAATATATGCCGCACAAAATAGAGCACTGACCTCTAATGATTATGAAACAATCATTCCAGCAAAAATTTATCCAGAAACCGAATCCATCTCTGTTTTTGGTGGAGAGGAGTTAGTTCCACCCCAATATGGTAAGGTTTTCATTAGTATTAAACCAACATTTGGTGATTATCTACCAAACTTGATTAAAGAAAATATAAAGATGAGATTGAAAAAATATGCTGTTGCAGGTATTGTTCCAGAGATACTTGATCTGAAATATTTGTATCTTGAAACTGATAGTAAAATATATTATAACACAAATATAGTAAATAGTTCCGAATTAGTTTCAACGTTAGTTCAAAATAACGTCACAAAATACTCAGAATCAACTGAGTTAAATAAGTATGGAGCAAGGTTCAAGTATAGTAAATTTTTAAAGGTAATTGATGATAGTCATGAATCTGTAACGTCGAATATTACAACTATTCAGATGAGACGAGATTTAAGAGTAACATTGAATGCTTTAGTTGAATATCAAATTGGTTTTGGTAATTCTTTCTACATTAAGAAAATGAGTGGTTACAATATTAAAACTTCTGCATTCAGAGTTGATGGTATTGGAACCGATGTTTATATCTCAGATTTACCCAACTCAAATAGAGAAACAGGTGAATTATTCTTATTTTCTGTTCCATCTATAAATTCCTCAAGTCCTACCATTATCAAGAGGAATATTGGAACAATTGATTATAAGAGGGGTGTATTGACACTAAATCCAATAAATGTTTTATCTGGAAAAACAAAAACCGGCCAAACAATTATTGAAATCTCTGGTTCTCCAGTTTCAAATGATGTCGTTGGATTGCAAGATCTCTATTTACAATTAGATATTACAAATAGCAATTTTGAAACAGTGACCGATGAAATTGCTTCCGGTGTTGACCCTTCAGCATCTAACTACATTGTATCTTCAAGTTATGCAAATGGCGTTTTAGTACGTCCTGGTGGTAGAGGTAGTGTTCCTGTTTCCGCAACAACCGCTACTACTACCACAACTGGAAATACAACTCTTGCAACAGTATCTGGTAGTACATACGGTACATCTAGTACATCTACAACATCATCATCTACACCTACAAGCACTCCATCTTCCGGTGGTGGTGGCGGCAGCAGTTACTCCTCAGGTTACTAATAGAATCATAGAAAATGTCAGAAAAAAGAGTACAGTTTAATAACATCGTTCAGAACCAGCTCCCCTCTTATGTTAGAGATGAGTTCCCACTTATTTCTGAGTTTTTAAAATCATATTATCAAGCACTTGAATTTAAAGGTGCTCCTATTGATTTGATTCAAAATATTGATCGTTATATTAAAATTGATGAAACAACCGGATTAGGTGGTTCTGTTGTTCTATTAAATGAAATATCTGCATCTGATACAACAATAACTGTTGATTTTAGAAATTCTATAACAGGAACTGACGGATTTCCTGAATCTTATGGATTACTTAAAATTGATGATGAAATTATAACCTATACTGGAAAGACTAGTAACTCTTTTACTGGATGTATTAGAGGATTTTCTGGAACTACTGCGTATAAGAAAGAAGCAAATCCAGAAAATTTAGTATTTACTTCATCCAGTGAAACACTTCATGAATCAGGTGCTTTGATTGAAAATTTAAGCATCCTATTCTTAAAAGAATTTTTAGTAAAAACAAAACATCAATTTTTACCTCTTCTTGACGAAAGACCTCTTACTGAAGGTTTAAATGAAAATTTATTCATCAAACAATCTAAAGATTTTTATCTGAGTAGAGGAACAGATAGATCTTTTGAAATTTTGTTCAGAGCATTATATAATCAAGATGTATCTGTAGTTAAGCCAAGAGATTTTCTTTTTACACCGTCAAACTCAGATTTTAGAATTACAAACGATTTGGTTGTAGAATCTGTAGATGGAGATCCTCTTGATTTGGATCAAGCAACTCTTTTTCAAGATAATTTTCCAGATGCTGGTTTAGTAAAAGCATATGCCCCAGTTACATCAGTAGAAAAACTTCAAGTATTTCAAGTAGGAACAGCAAAAAGTTTTTACAAATTAAGTCTTGATGGGGGATATGATAGGGACGTTGAAGTTCAGGGTGCAATTCGAGGAGCATTTGGAATTCATCCTAAAACTAGACTAATTGGCCAAGTAGGATCTGGTGCAAGTATTCTTTTTGTTGATTCGACTGTTGGTTTTGGAACAATAGGAGAACTATCTGTAACTTATAATGATACTACTACTGGAGTAGTATCTTACACCTCAAAGAACTTTACACAATTTTTTGGATGTTCTAATGTAACTGGAATTATTGTTGATGGAGAAACTGTTGGTATTAATACCTTTGCATATGGAAGATCTTTTAAAGATCCCAACCAAACCGTTAAAGTTAGAATTAATGCAGTTCTGAGTGATTTTGTATATCCAAAAAATACAAAGAATTTCCAAGATGGTGACATTGCAAGAATTAAAACTCTAGGTAATGATAAAAACTCTGCAATTTACAATACTTGGTTTTATAACTATTCGTCAGATCATCTGGTAAATTCAATAGAACTGGTAGATTCTTCGGATAATAGTTACAAACTGACTTTAAATAAAGATCATTTCTTTAAAGATGGTGATAAATTTGGTGTATCTGAACTTAAAGGATCTACTAAACTTGGGGGGACAGTATACAGAGTTAATTCTGCCAGATCAATTTCTGTAAAAGGATCTGGTTCTTTAGATATCAATAAAACTTATAGACTCACAAGGCAGATATTGCAAGGAGATGCTGCCAACTTTGGTTCAGCTCAATTATATCAAACAGATATTCAGGGCATTTTTGACAATGATGACAATTTTCTGGTAGCATCTTCATCCATACCTTCATATTTTGGATCAAGACTTAATGCTAGCGATAGATCGGTAACTTTTTCTGGAACATTTTTAGGAGAAGAATTATTAATATCTCCTGGAACAAAGCACAATTTATATTCTGGAGATCCAGTTTACTACTCTGTAGGAATTACAACAGAAGCATATGTTGATTTCAGGGGAAAAGTTAACGTAAGAGAAGTTAAAAAACAATCCTTGGGTGCTAATTTTCCAGAGGGATTATATTATGTTAAGAGATTATCTGATACAAGTGTTAAATTAGCAAAAAGTAGAAATGATGTATATAATGAAAAATTTGTATCTGTAGAAAGTTCTGTTACAGTAGATGATAATACATTAAGACCATTTCACTTTCAAGGTAAGGAATTAAATTCACAAAAACTTTTAAGAGAAATCCCAAAAACTGCTCAACATACTGGACAGTTAACACCCACACAACCAGGATTTAATGGAATTCTTGTCAACGGTGTTGAAATATTAAATTATAAATCACCAGATGTTGTTTATTATGGTCAAATTGAAGATATTGAAGTTATAGCTCCTGGAGAGAACTTTGATATTATCGATCCACCACTATTACATATTAATGATAGTGTTGGAACTGGTGCAACCGGAAATATTGCAGTTTCTGGATCGCTAGAATCTATTAGAGTTTTTGATCCTGGATTTGATTATGATGAAACTCCAGTAATCACCATCACTGGTGGTAATGGATCTGGAGCAGTTGCTCAACCAAATATGAAGTTAATTGGACATTCAGTTCCATTCTTCTCTGAAGTAGCATCAAATAAAGTTACGTTAGGTGCCACTGCATCTACTATTGGATTTTCAACTTATCATAAACTGAGAAATGGTGAACATGTCATCTATAGAACCAATGGTCAAACCGCTGTTGGTGGATTAACAACTGATGCAAAGTATTTTGCAAGGACAACTAATAATGTTACAGTAACACTTCACAATAATCTTGCAGATGTTATTGCAGGAATCAATACCGTATTACTAACATCACACGGTAATGGTTCACATAACCTCGAAACCGTAAATAAAAAATCAGTTGTTGAATCAATATCAGTCATTAGTAGTGGTGATGGGTATGAAAACAAAAAGAGATCTTGTGGAATAACTGGTGTAAGTACATCTCTTAATTATATTGAAATTAAAAATCATGATTACAAGTCTGGAGAGACAGTAAAATACACTGCAGGATCTTCATCTATAAGTGGTTTAACTGATGGAAGTGAATATTATATTATTAAAATAGATAATGACAAGTTTAAATTAGCAAATGTTGGTCTTACAACATCAACACAGAGATATTTTTATGAAACTAATCAATATGTCAATTTAACCTCCACAGGTGCCGGAACGCACTCTTTCAATTACCCAAATATTTCTGTTGCAATTTCTGGACAAATTGGGATATCTTCGATTGGTTTAGAAACATTCCAAGCACAATTACAACCAATTTTTAGAGGAGAGATTTCATCAATTAATTTGTCTAATAATGGTGTTGGATATGGTGCCTCTGAAGTATTAAACTTAGATAGATCTCCTTTGACTATAGCAGTTCCTGGACAGAACGCACAATGTCAACCAATTATCAACCAAGGAAGAATAGAAGAAATTCTGGTATTAAATCCTGGAAGACAATATATTTCTCCACCAGATCTTGTAATAAATGGAGATGGAATTGGTGCTGTGATAACTCCTGTATTATCTAATGGAACGTTATCTGCAATTAAAGTTCTTGAACCTGGTGCAGGATATAATCAAAATACAACTACTGTTAATGTAATTCATCCAGGAGAAGGTGAAGTATTAAAAGCAAAAATACAAACATGGAGAGTTAATTTATTCCAAAAATATCTTTATGCACTCTCTGATGATGATGGAGTTGTTGAGAATGGATCTAATGAAGACTTTGGTATCCAATATTGCCACATATATGCTCCAAGAAAATTAAGACAATCGTCGTACTCTGTTGATGGCGATGGTAATCGACAGTATGGAGAGTTTGATTTAGAAATAAACGTTAACACGAAGCAAGAAAATGTTTCTACAAATCACTCTCCAATTATTGGATGGTCTTATGATGGACACCCAATATATGGACCATATGGATATTCAACAAGATCTGGTGGATCTGTTACCATTATGGAAACTGGGTATGTAGAGAAAGCAGATGCACCACAAAGACCTCCATTAACGTTGTGGCCATCTGGTTTCTTTATTAATGATTTTATTTACCAAAATCAAACTTCCGAGTCTGTTCTTGATGAAAATAATGGAAGACATTGTGTCACTCCAGATTTTCCTGAAGGAACTTATGCATATTTTGCCACTATAGCATCTGACGAAGCGGACACACAATCTCCGTTCACTAATTTTAGAAGACCCAAATTCCCATATTTGGTTGGAGAAAACTTCCACGCAAAACCAAATGAATTTAATTTCCAAAAGGTATCGAATCAAGATGATTACAAGATCAATACATCAGATTATATAAAAAATACCAGACCATTTAATTTATTTGACGATAAGGATGTTCAATATAAGTATCTCTCCTTACCAGCAAAATTATCTCAAGAAGTTGAAATTAAAAATGCAGTAAGAGGTAGTGTAGATGGAGTCGGTATTATAACCGGTGGAATCAATTACAAGGTAGGTGACCCCGTTGTATTTAATAATACTGAAACAGGCGGTACAGGCGTTTCTGCAAGGGTCTCACACGTCTTAGGGAAACCAGTTGATAGTGTAAGTTTAGCCACTAGTTCTATATCAAATGTAGAATTTTATCCAAATGGGAAAGGAAAATACTTACTGTTTTCTAATGACCCTCATAATATTCAAAATCAAGAAACAATATCAATAACTGGAGTATCGACAACTACATCTGACCTTGAAGGATTTTACAATGCAGGGATTGGTACAAATGTATACAAGGTTACTGGTACAGGTATCTCGACTAATGGAATTGGTTCAGTTGCATATACTGGATTGGTCACATACTTTAATTTAACTGGAAATCTAAATTATCCAGATATTAGAGAAAATGATGTAATTCAAATTGGAACAGAACGAGTAAAAGTTCTAAACGTTGATAATCGTTTATCAAGAGTTAGAGTTCTTAGATCCGTAAATGGTGTTATTGGAGTTGCTCATACTGTTGGGACAGCAGCGACTGTAACTCAAAGAAAACTGAGCATTTCTGCTGGATTTAAAACTGATTTTGATTATAAAGTTAACAAACAAATATATTTTAATCCAATAGAAGTTGTTGGATTAGGTAGCACAGGTGGAGTTGGTATCGGAACTACAATTTTCTTTGAAAATCCAGGAATTGGGGCAACTTCTATTGTAATACCAACTAAAACTATTTTCATAAAAGACCACGGACTTGAGACTGGTGATGTAGTCACATATTCATCAAATCAAGATACTCATGGAAATGCAGGAAAAGGTATTGTAATCTCTGATAATCATGTATCTGCTGGAATTGGTACGACTATTGCTAATGGAACTAATTTGTTTGTTGCTAAAGTTGCAAACAATTTAATTGGATTAGCAACTGCAAGAGTTAGTCTTGGAAGCACTGGGATATTTGAGGGTGTAGTTGGTTCAACTAAAATTACTACCTTATCATTCATTGGAATTGGATCAGGTGTTTATCATAGTCTTAAGACTAATCATAGTGTTGTAACAGGAACTATTAATAAAAATACCGTTACAGTTTCAACAGGAGAAACTCATGGAATTCATATCGGTCATGATATTGTATTAGATGTTAACCCAGGAATAACTTCATCCTTTAATATTTCTTACAATGATTATAACAGAAAACTGATTGTAAATCCAAAGTCATATACATCTACTGGAATAAACACCTCCACTGGTGTAGTTACTATTGAAAATCATGGATTTGTAAACGGTCAGAAAATTGTTTATACTGAGGATCAATCTAATCCCACACAAGGTCTTGTAGATAATGGGATTTATTATCTTTCTATAATTGATGGAAACTCTTTTAGATTTTCCAACACATTTAAAAATTCTACCATGGCAATTCCAACTACTGTTGGTTTAGCAAGCACTGGTAGTGGTGGAGTAATTAATCCAATTAACCCACCTTTAAAATTATATAAAAATTCTACAGTTACATTTAATTTAACAAACTCATCTCTTTCTCACGAAACTCAATCTACAAATTATCCGTCATTTGAGTTTAATCTGTACAGTGATAAGAACTTTACTAATAAGTATGTTGGAAAAATTAGTAATGGTAAAGATTATGATGTTCTTAGATCTGGCACAGTCGGTGTTGACGGAATTGCAAAAGTTACTTTAGTTGTTAACGAAAATACACCAGATGAACTTTACTATAGACTTGATCCAACATATGAGAGTGGCAGTCTTCCTGCAACAAAATCAGAAATTAATATTGACGATGAAGTTTTTGAAAATAATACAGCATCAGTTATAAGAAGCATTTATAATGGCAAGTATAAAATTTCTACTACGGCACCAAATTCATTTAGTTTTACTATGGGACCAACCCCAGAAAAAGCTGCTTACATTTCATCAACTTCTTCTGCAGAGATTATCTATGAAACGGATTGCACTCATACTGAGGGTTCAATAAGAAAACTTGAAATTATTAATGGTGGGCAGGGTTATCAATCTCTACCTGGTATTACTACAGTCTCTACTGCTAGAGGTACAGGTGTAATTTTAGAGGCACAGAGTAATGAAATTGGTAAAATAACCAAAACTAATCTTAAGAGCATCGGATTTGATTTTCCATCAGATAGAACACTTAGACCATCAATTACACTACCAAATATTGTTAAAATTAAATCATTAAAATCATTTGATATTATTGGAATATCTTCAGGTGGAAGAGGTTATTCTTCTGCACCTAGATTGTTGGCGTTTGACGGGAAAACAAATCAACTTCTCAATGACGTAGACCTTGACTATGATCTTGGTGATAACCAAGTAACTATCCGAAAGAATACAAAGGGAATGAGTAACACCATTCCTACTATTCTACCAATTTATAATACTAATGGATGTGGAATTAGTACAATTGGATTCAACACAGTAACTAACGAAGTTACTGCTGAATTATCTGTTGGGTATAGTGCATCAGATGATTTTCCAGTTGAAGTTGGTGATAAAGTGATGATTGAAAACATCAGTATTGGTATTGGATCTACTGGAATAGGATATAATTCATCTGATCACAATTACAAGTTGTTCCCTATTATTGCTGTAGATAAAAATTTAGGTGGAGTTGGTGCTACCTTTAGTTATAGTATGGAAGGTTTATTTGACAAGTCTAAAGGAGATTTTATTGGAGAGTTTAATAAATTTAATTCTTCAGGAAGAGTTATTGCAGAAAGACATTTCCCTATTTTTAACATCTCACTTAAGGATAATGAATTCCTTGATGGAGAAGAAGTTAAATCTCCTACGACTTCAGGAACTGTTGAGAGCTGGGATAGAAAAACTGGAACTCTTAGAATTTCTGCATCCAAAAACTTCACAGCAGGTGAAGTAATTGAAGGTCTCGCTTCTAAGACTCAAGGAATTGCTGATCGTGTGGAAACATATGAGTCAATTCTCAACACTGATGCTTCATCTAGAATTATTAAAGGATCTAATACTAACTCTGGATTCCTCAATGCCAATATGCAGAGAGTTCAAGATAGTTTTTATTATCAAAACTTCTCATATTCATTAAGATCAAGAGTTGATTTTGATACTTGGAACGATGTTGTAAGTACAACAAATCACACAGCAGGATTTAAAAAATTCTCTGATTATCAATTAGAAACTCCAGCAGAGTTTAGTGAAGTTCAATCAAACTCTATGAGAGTTGGGTTGACTACAGAACTTTCATATTTTACTGTCGTTAATGATCTTTACAGCATTGGAAACTTGAATTGTACTCAAGATTTTGATCTTGCTTTAGAAAATTCACTTAATTCTTCTGGTAGTATATTTTCTGATGAAATTATCTTTGCAAGTAGAATTCTAACAGACTTCTTCGAGTCATTTGGAAACAGAGCCGTTGATTTTGATGATGTTAGTCATCTGTTTAATAGTAATCCAAGGGCAACTAGATTCCAATTGATTGACGAATTTAATGTCACCAACAGCAGATTCTTGAAATATTTTATCTACTTTAAGGATGAAAGATTTGAAAGTGAAAGACAATTTGGAATTGTCAATATGATTCAGGATGGAAGATTTGCATATTTCAATCAATATGGAAGAATGTATAGTCAAGGTGAACTTGCAGATTTTGATTTTAAAATTTCTGGGACACAAGGATCTCTACAGTTCTTCCCTAGAAAATTTGCAATCAATGATTATCAAATTGTCAGTCTTGCCTATCATTTGGATGATAATGTTGTGGGTCTCGGAACTTCTATAGTTCTAGGAAATGGATCTGTAGATATTCGTACAAGTAGTGTTGCTCTTCCTTCAGGTGGTGGAGTTAGAACAACAATTGTATCAACTGCCGCAACAACTAGATCACTTAAGGTGATGTCTCTTATTTCAGATCCAGCAACTAACGATCATGAATATAATGAACTAAACATAATTCATGATGACAGTGAAGTTAGTGTAACCGAATTTGGTAGATTAATGACTACCGATAATAGTACATCATTCAGTGGCACAGGATTTGGAACTTATTATCCATATCTTGCTAGCAATTTACTGAAAGTTGACTTTATACCAAGTGTTAGTGCTGCAATGACATGTAACACCATGCAGATTGGTTTTGGTACTGATGCTATATCTGGTCTTAGTACAGATCAAATGAAACATGCTATTCTTGAGGGTGGATCAACAGCGATCTCTGCTTCTGGAACCCCAGGTATAACCACTGTAGCGGATTATATTAGTGATTACGATTCTGCATATTTTATGGTATCAATCACTGATAAAACAAATAATACCTATGAAATGAGAGAACTTGTTCTTATTGATACTGATAGCAATGAAGATGGAACAGGAGAGGTAGAAGTTCAGGAATTTGGTATTGTTGAAACTGAAAACGACATGCCATATTCTGGACTCGGAACTTTTGGTGCCAGAGTTAATTCTGGTGGTGGAGTTTCATTGACATTCACTCCACAGGCAAATATTGCTGTTGACGTTAAGGCTTATACCCAAGCATTAAGAATTGAGGATGATAGTAGAGATCAAAGAGACTTTGGTAATGGACTATTTGTCACAAATTATTCGAGATATGAAGGAACAGAAAATGCGGTTAAGAAAACTTTTACATTAGAGCACAGGTCTGCACCTATATTTGAAAAATATTTCTTAGGAAATGATTCTGACATTATTAGTATTAGTGCAAATACAATTAGTATTCCAAATCACTTCTTTGTTTCTGGAGAAAGGATTCGTTATGACAGAAATGGTGGTATTACTTCCTCCATTGGTATTGGATTAACAAATATTCCTGGAGTTGGTAATACTGAATTCTTACCAATTGATATTGATCTATATGCAATTAAAGTTGGTGACGATAAGATTCAACTTGCATCTACTGCAGAAAATGCTCTTAAGAAGATTGCAATTCCTATGGAACTTACGAGTGTTGGAATTGGAACTTCGCATAGATTTAGTGCAACTAATCAGAATTCAAGATGTCTAATTGCACTTGATAATTTAATTCAGTCTCCAATTGTTTCTACATCACAAACAACTGGTCTTTCTACTAATGTAAGCACAGTTGATAATGTTATAAAAATAAGCGGTATTCAATCATACTTTGGATCTGATCTCGTTAAAATGGGTAATGAGATTATGAAAATTACTTCCGTTGGTGTAGGAAGTACAAATTCAGTCCGAGTTAGAAGAGGGCAACTTGGAACAAAAATTGGCACCGGAAACACCGGAGAACCAATTACCAAAGTTGTTGGAAATTACAATATCACCGATAGTGTTCTTCACTTTGCCGAGGCACCTTATGGACTCGTTCCAATTGGTAGCACAACAAATCCACCAGATGAAAGAGATTGGGAAGGTGTTTCAGCAAGTTCTTCTTTCCAAGGAAGAATGTTTATGAGATCTGGTGTTGAAGATACTACAAATGATACTTATCATACAAATTATCTTTTTGATAGTCTTTCAAATAAATTTGATGGTAATACCTCAGTATACTCACTAACTTCTATTGGATCATCAGATATTAGTGGAATTTCAACTGGAAATGCAATCGTTCTTGTAAATGATATTCTACAGGGTCCTGGACTTGGTAGAGACTTTACACTAGGCGAGAAAGCTGGTATTACAACCATTGCTTTCACTGGAACTGCTTCATCTACAACTACAGATGCCAATACCTCTGGATTACCTGTTGGCGGTGTTCTTCTTTCACTTGGATCAACCGAGGGATTTGGTTATCAACCTTTAGTTTCTGCAGGTGCAACTGCTAAGGTCACTAATGTGGGAGTTCTTACTGATGTTGCAATTGGTAATACTGGATCTGGATATAGAGCTGCTGAAAAGTATGAATTTCTTGTTGATACTAATGAGTTTGTAGGAATTGGTTCTACTAACGTGTTTATCCCTAATACAGGAAGTGTTCTTGATCTTCTTCCTCAATTGAATACCGGGTCTAACTGCGAAATCCAATTTGGAAGAGTTGCTGACGCTTATATTTCTGGAACTATTGTATCATCTGCATCAACCTTTGTGAGATTCCATACAGATGATTCATTATCTGTAGGAATTCCCACAGGAACCAGAGCTCGCGTTATTGTATCAAATCCTCCAATTGGATTTGTTAACGTCAGTGCTGCTTCTACAAGTGTTGGTATTGAAACATCAATATATCATGTTGGATTTGCAACTATTATTAATGGAAACGTCTCCACTGCTATTTCTGTAACTAACAACTCAACTCCAAGGTTCTATCCTGCAAAATCGATCACTAACGTTGGATATAGTTCCATTACAGGAATAACAACTGTTACAACATCCACTGCTCACGGATTAAGTGAGGGTGAAGCAATTCAGTTGTCTGGTATTGCATTTACTTGTACATATGCGCCACCGGTTAATGTCTCTGATGCCGATTATAATAATCTAACTGGTGTTACTACTATCACTACTGCAACACCACACCTCTTACAAGTAGGAAAAGGAGTTGTTTTAACAGGTATTGCATTCACTTGTGGTCTTGATAATGGTGGTTCTACTCACACATATCCAAGAACAACTGATCCTGCATATTGTGGAGTTTCAGTTATTGAAATTGTCAATTCTACCAAATTTGTTGTTAACACTGGTCCATCTACAGTTCCAACATTCTATCAGAGTGGTGGAACAATCCAAGGTGCAATTATCAATGCACCAAGGAAGAAGAATAAATCTGCTAGTGGAAATGACTTTGCATCTGGCGGTTCCTCAGTTATAGCAGTTCTTTCACCCACATCATTTGTAGTTAATACTGGAATCTCAACATGTCCTCACTTCTACAATAGATGTGGTAAGGTCAATAGACCTCTGTCTCTGTTTGTTGATGATCCATTGTCGTATACAAACATTCCTATTAATTATGTTGGTGCAGCAAACTCTGGATTAAATGGAACGGTTGATATTGTTGTTGGTAATGGTTCTAGTATAGTTGACTTCTCTATCAATAATAAAGGTGTTGGATATAAAGAGGGAGAGGTTCTTACTATTCCAACTGGTGGCCTTACTGGAATTCCTACAACAGGAACAACTAGCAACTTTAGAAACTTTGAGTTAACAGTTCAAAAAGTATTCTCTGATGAGTTTACTGGATGGAGTGTTGGTGTTCTTCAACCACTTGATGATCCATCAGTTCTTTTTGATGGAGCAACTAGATCTTTTAATCTTTCCCTTGCAGGCAATCAAATTTCTATTAGATCTCCAAGAGGATCTAAGGTTGATGTTGAAAAAGTTCTTATTGTTACTATTAATGATATTCTTCAAGAACCAGGTAAAGGTTATGAATTCCCAGGTGGTAGTGTAATAAAATTTGCAGAACCACCAAAGACAGGTGATAGTTGTAAGATCCTTTTCTATAAAGGAACCGGAGATGACACTGATGTTATCTTTAGAGAGGTTATTGAAACTGTTAAAGTAGGAGATACATTAACTCTTGGATATGATAAAACTGCTGGCCAGTCTGCTAATCTCCAAGAAGAGGCAAGAACAGTAACTAATATTAATTCCACAGACCAAGTTGAAACATTTGCATATTTTGGTCCAGGAAATACTGAAGATGAAACTCTATCAAGAAGGGTTAAGTGGTGTAGACAAACTGAAGACAAACTTATTAATGAAAAACGTGTAGGGAAAGATAGAGAACTTTATGAACCACAAATTCATCCATATGCATATATTACTAAGTCAGTTGGTATTGGATCTACAACAATCTATGTTGATAGGTTAAGACCCGTCTTTAACGCACAAAACGAAAATGATACTGCGTTGACCTTCCAGAATAAGTTTAAGTTTGCAACTCAGGCAGTGACTTCTGGAGCAGCAGCAACTGCTGTTGTAAGTGGTACTGGTACTATTTTATCTATTGTCCTATCTGATGGTGGTGTTGGATACAGTACTGCTACAGTTACTGTTGGATCTCCATCTGTTGGATTTGTAACAGCAACAGCGAATCCAGTAATTGGCGTAGGAGAAACAATTTCTTCTATTACTATTACAAATGCTGGAACTGGGTATACAAATACAAATCCACCTGTTGTTCTCATAAGTGAACCAAGTTATAGTGAAGAAGAGAACTTGGTTGCAGATTATGCAGGTGACTCTGGAATAATTGTTGGATTTGGAACCACTACAACCAGTGGACTTACTACACAATTCGTCTTTGACTTACATATCCCATTTAATTCTAAATTAAGAGATGAATCCATAGTTGGAACAGCAGTAACCTTGAGTGGACTGGAGCAAGGAGATTTCTTCATTGTTTCTAATTCTAATGTTGGATCTATAACAACATCGATTACATCACTTAATCAATCTGGTGGAACTGCAGGTGTTGGTAAATCTTTTGTTGATAATGTATATGTTGTTGCACACTCTAAAAACATCACCAGAACAATTCGCTTAGATGCTGCTGGTGTTGGAATTGGAACAACTGTTTGTAGAAGGGTATTTACTAATGTAACCCAACCAAAATTTAATACTAGTGGTATTGGAACACAATCTACATCAACTGTCGCTGGATATGGTGATTATAGTTGGGGGAAAATTACACTAACGTCAAGAGCAGGATTAAATAGTTACACTGCATATACTGAAAATGGCATTCTTGGAATTACTACATCGACAAGAGTAGAGAGATCTGCTCCATTGAAATTCAAGAACTACGCCACTTAATGTTTAATAAATAAAAAAAAACTCCATTAAACTGGGACAAAATGGCTGCAATTATAACTGATCAAATTAGAATTTTGAATGCGAAAAATTTTGTATCTGGAGTTAGTTCCAGTTCCAATGCATATTATTCTTTTATTGGATTACCAAATCCATCAGATTATCAAAGTGACTGGGATGCATCGCCTCCTGCACCGAAAGATAATTTTTCTGAGGAGAATGATTATTGGGATACAATGATCGCTGTGAAGAAAATTAATTCTTCTGATGTTAGACAAGTAATTCCTAAAAGGACTTGGACATCAGGTACAACATATGACATGTATAGGCATGATTACAGTGTTACTAACACTGCATCCGTATCTGGTGCAACTAATTTATATTCCGCATTTTATTATGTGTTGAATAGTGATTTTAGAGTTTATATTTGCCTACAAAACGGAACTGATCCAGACAATCCAAATGGAAGACCATCTCTGGATGAACCAACATTCACTGATTTAGAACCAAGATCTGCTGGATCAAGTGGTGATGGATACATTTGGAAGTATCTTTATACTATCAAAGCAAATGAAGTTGTAAAGTTTGAATCTACAGATTTTATGCCAGTTCCTGCTAACTGGGGATCTAGTGGAGATAATGCTCCTGTTAGAGATAATGCTGTGGATGGATCAATTAAAATCGTAACAGTTACTAATGCTGGAGTTGGTATTGGAACTGCTAACTCAACTTATACAAGAGTTCCGATTGAAGGTGATGGATCTGGTGCAGAGTGTACAATAACAGTTGGAGCAGATTCTAAGGTTAGTGGAGTTACTATTTCCAATCAAGGATCTAGTTATAGTTATGGGAGTGTAAATCTATCCAGTGGTAATGTTCCCACTGGAACTACAATTCCAAGATTTGATGTTATTGTGCCTCCTCAAGGTGGCCATGGAAAAGACATCTATAGAGAGTTGGGTGCATATAATGTTTTATTATATTCTAGAATTGAAAATGATAACGAAAATCCTGATTTTATTACGGGAAACCAAATTGCAAGGGTAGGTGTTATTGAAAATCCAGAAGTTTCAACTGGAAATGTATTGACATCTGATAAAGCAAGTGTTCTTGGCGCAATTAAACTGACTGGAATTGGATATAGTTCTGCTCTTTTTGATGCGGACTCAACATTTACTCAAACTGTTGCGACAGCATCAACTGCTGTTGGTAGAGTTGTTAGTTACAATCAAACGACGGGTGTTCTTAAGTATTGGCAGGATAAAACTTCTTTTGGGTTTACAACTGCTGGAATTGGAATTACAAACCCAACCTATGGATTTAATGTAACTGAATTTACATCTTCTCCAGATACTGGAGGAAATATTCAAATTACACCCTCAACTGGATCTATTTTGGAGATTGATGAGAACTTTACCGGCATCACAACCGTAATAAATAATCGTACATATTATCTTGGTCAGTCATTTACAAGTGGAATTGCAGGTCCTGAGGTTAAAAAACACGCAGGAAATATTATTTACGTTGATAACAGACCTTCAATTACTAGATCATCTAACCAAAAAGAAGATATCAAAATTATTTTGCAGTTCTAAAGAATTATGCCACAGCAAACGAACCTTAATGTAGCACCATATTTTGATGACTTTGATCCGGTAGATGACTACCATAAGGTGTTATTTAAACCTGGATATCCAGTTCAGGCAAGAGAATTAACTACTTTACAATCGATTCTTCAAAATCAGATTGAAAAATTTGGGCAGCATTTTTTCAAAGAAGGTGCAAAAGTAATTCCTGGTAATACAGGATATACTCAATTATATTACTGTGTTCAATTACAAAATACTTATCTAGGAGTTCCTGTAGCAGCATATGCTGAACAATTAGTTGGAACTAAAATTACTGGAGAATCTTCTGGAGTAAGTGCTGTTGTAGATAAAGTTCTTCTTCCAGAAAATTCTGAGAGAGGAAATCTTACTCTTTATATTAACTATTTAAATTCAAGTACCGCAAATAATGCAACTCAAACTTTCTCCGATGGGGAAAATTTAACCTGTAATCAGATTATCTCTTCTGGTCTTCTCGGGAATACTACCATTGCTATTGGAGCTCCTTTTGCAACAACAATCCCTGATGAAGCATCTGCTACTGGATCTGCTTTTCAAATTCAGGAGGGAGTATATTTTGTTCATGGGCATTTTGTCAATGTCAATACAGAAACTTTAATTCTTGATCAGTATGGAAATAATCCTAATTATAGAGTTGGTTTATTTGTAAACGAAGAAATTGTAAATGCTGATGAAGATGACGCATTAAATGATAATTCTCAAGGATTTAATAATTACTCTGCACCAGGTGCAGATAGACTTAAGATTTCTTTAAGTTTATTTAAAAAACCACTAACTGACTATAATGATGATCAATTTGTTGAATTATCTATTATTGAATCAGGAAATATCAAATCTCAAACCAAAAGAGGAGATCTTGGTGGAGGAGTAGGATATAAAGACTGGACAGATATTCTTGCAAGTAGAACATATGCAGAATCTGGTGATTATTATGTGAAGGCATTTGATTTATCTGTACATGAATCACTTAACAATGGAGTTGGAAATAGAGGAATATATAGCGCAGGTCAATTAACCTTTGGAGGACAAACTCCATCTGATGACCTCATGTTGTATAAATTCTCTCCAGGTAGAGCATTTGTGCGGGGTTATGATATTGATATTAGTAGTGTAACTTTTATTGATGTTCCTAAGCCAAGAACAACTGCAACTATTGAAGATCAATCAATAATTTATAATACTGGTCCAACTTTAAGAGTTAATAGAACTTGGAGATCACCTGATGTTGGAGTTGGTAATACATATATTCTTAGTTTAAGGGATCAAAGAGTTGGTCTTACTACAGATGGAACTGGTGGTACTCCTGCACCAGCAGGCAGAGAAATTGGTGTAGCTAGAGTTTATGATTATAGATTAGAATCTGGATCTTATAGCACATCCAATGATACCCTTAATGAGTGGAACCTTTCGTTGTTTGACGTTCAAACAACAGTAGATTTAGTTCTCAATCAAGCAACAAGTCTCTCTGTTCCTACTTTTGTACAAGGTAGTAGGAGTGGTGCAACTGCATTCCTTAAGGATGCAGTTTCAAACTCAAATGCAGTATCGGTCTATGAAGTTGAGGGAGATTTTATTCCCAATGAACCTTTAGTATTTAATGGTATTAATGATGGCAGAATTGCTACAGCAGTAACATCTTATGCATTATCAGATGTAAAATCCGTTTTTGGAAGTAATAACAGATTGACCGGTGTCTCCACTTTTGCTGCTGATGTTGTTCAGAGTCCAATAATTAGAGTTGGTGTTGCAACTATATCCCCGGCGTCTAGTGGTGTAAGTACAATAAGAAGCACTAGTAATGCTCTTCCTGGATTGTTTAAAGTTGGCGACCTTGTAGAGTACACTAATACTAGTTTAACACTAACTGATGTTTCACTTGCAAGAGTTTCAAATGTTGGAATTGATAGTATTGGGATTACTGCAGTAACTAACGTACCTGGAATTGTATTTGGTGATCTTCCAACTGTAAGTCTTAATGTAAGTGATCTCAAGCTTGTAACTACAAAACTTGATCCTTCCTCTGATAGCACTCTTTATACTAGATTACCAAGAACTGATATTGAGTCTGTAGATTTTACTAATGCAAGTTTAACTATAAGAAAAGTTCTGAGTGTTGATATTGCTAGTGGCCAACTCTCTTCTAATATATCTGCAGGTCCAAATGAAACATTCTTGCCATTTGATGAAGAAAGATATGCTCTAATTAGATCAGATGGTACAACTGAAGCATTGTCTGCTGATAAACTCACTATTGCCAGTGGGGGAACAGCATTAAACATCTTTGGTCTTGGGTCTAATGATACCGGTGCTTCTTTAATTGTTTCTTTGAAGAAGGTTAAACCCACATCAAAAATTAAAATTAAAAATAGAGTTAAATCTATTATTGTTGATAAATCAAATAGTGCATCTTCTGGTATTGGATCAACAACCTTAAATGATGGATTGGTCTATGGTGGTGGTAATTATCCATATGGAACCAGAGTTCAAGATGCTACTATTTCTCTAAATGTTCCAGATGTTATTGATGTTCATGGTGTTTTTGAATCTGCTGATACTAACAATGCTACAGCACCAAAAATTTCTTTAATTAATATTAATAGTACATCAACTACAACTGGAGAACTAACAGTTGGAGAATCTTTTATAGGACAAACATCTGGAGCAAATGGAATTCTTGCAGAAACCCTTACATCTGCACAGATTTCATATATATCCAAAAATGATAGTAAATTTGTTGAAGGAGAAACTGTAATTTTCCAGGAGACGGCAATTCAAGCAATTGTATCCGTTATTACCTCTGATAGTTTTGATATTTCCGAAAACTATAAATTTAGAACTGGTCAAGAGGATACATTCTATGATCAAGGAAGAATTATAAGAAAAGAGAATAAATCTGCTCCTGCTAAGAAACTGAAAATTTATTATAAGAGTGCATCTTTTGATTCAACTGATAATGGAGACCTTACTACTGTAGAATCTTACAAAAACTTTGATTACAGTACAGAAATCAAAGGTATAAATGGTGATGCTAATACTGATATACTTGACATTAGACCAAGAGTTTCTGAATATACAGTTGCTGAAGGAGCAAGATCTCCTCTTGAATTTTTTGGAAGATCATTTAATGCGGATGGAAATTCAGCATCAAATGCTTTAGCATCTGATGAAACAATTTTAACAACATTTAGTCATTATCTTGGAAGAATTGATAGAGTTTTCTTAGATAAAAGAGGTAAGTTCCAAATTTTATATGGAACACCATCAGAAATTCCACAACCTCCAAATCCAATTGATAATGCTTTGGAAGTTGCTACAGTTACTCTTCCACCATATCTCTATAATGTCAGTCAGGCATCTTTAAGATTCTTGGAGCATAAGAGATATCAGATGAAGGATATTAAGAAGCTTGAGAATAGAATCTCAAGTCTTGAATATTATACATCTTTATCTTTACTTGAAGCAAATACAGCAAATCTGTTTGTTCCAGATGGAGAGGGATTGAATAGATTTAAATCTGGTTTCTTTGTTGACAATTTTACTGGATTTAATGCTCAAGAAACAAGCGCACCAATCAAGAATAGTATTGATAGGGCTCATAAAGAAATAAGACCAAGACATTATACAAACTCTATTGATCTCATTTTTGGACCAGTTGTAAATGTAGATCCAACAGCAGATCTAAATTTTGCAGTTGTTGAAGGAAATAATATAAGAAAAGCAAATGATGTCATTACTCTTGATTACAGTGAAGTTGAGTATATTAATCAACCGTTTGCAACTAGAACAGAAAGTGTAACGCCATTCTTAATTAGTTTTTGGCAGGGAACAATGGAATTAAACCCTGCATCTGATACTTGGGTAGACACTGTAAGAATTGAACCTAAGGTCATTGATGTTGAAGGTGATTATGCTTCTCAAGTTGCACTTCTTGAGCAAACAGAAGGTCTTGATCCTCAAACTGGATTTGCTCCTATTGTTTGGAATTCGTGGGAAACTAATTGGACTGGATTTGAATTTAATGATACAACCACAAGAAGAACAACCGTATCTGATGGTGGAACCAGAGGTGTTGGTGGTTGGATCAATGGTGGTAGTGGAGTTGCAAGATTGGTCCGAACTACAACCACAACAACCGTTGAGGATACTATAAGGGAGACAATCCGAACTGATGAACAATCAAGGACTGGTTCTCAACTATTTGTTCATGAACAGTTTGATCGTGAATCTGTAGGAGACAGAACTGTAAGCAGAGATCTGATTCCGTTTATGAGATCAAGAAATGTTGAATTTATCTCTAAGAAAATGAAACCTCTCACGAGAATGCATGCATTTTTTGATGGAGAACAAGTTGACAAGTATTGTGTTCCAAAACTCCTTGAAATTTCTATGCAGTCTGGAACCTTCCAGGTTGGCGAAACTGTTATTGGTAGGATGTCTAGACCAGGACTTGGACCTGTCACAAGACAATTGATTGGAGAAGAAGCAAAAATTACCTTTAGAGTTGCTCAATCAAATCATAGAGAAGGTGAATATAACGCACCCGATCAAGTGTTTAGAGAAGACCCTTATAACGGAACATCTCTATCTGCAGTATATTCTGCAACATCAACGATCTTGAATATTGATACATTCTCATTATCAAATGAAGCTCAAGGTGAATATTCTGGTCGTATTGCTGAGGAAATGATTCTAAAAGGCAGCACAAGTGGCGCAGAAGCAGTTATAACAGGACATAGACTTGTATCAGATCTTGCTGCAAATCTAATAGGTAGTTTCTTCATTCCAAACCCCAACTCAGTCAATCACCCAAGATTTGAAACAGGAACTAAAACTTTCACCCTTACTAATGATGAGGATAATGATCCAGATGTTGCAACAACAATTGCCGAAGAAGCGTTTGCTGCCTCGGGAACACTGGAAACAGTTCAGGAAAATATCATCTCAGTTAGAAATGCTAGGATTGAAAGAAGACAAGAATTCCAAGAAAGAAATGTAAATACAAATCTTGGAACTCAGGTTGTAGGATCTCAGGTTGTAGGTCAGACAACCTCAGAAGTTACCATTGGTTGGTATGACCCACTTGCACAATCATTCTTAGTTGAGGAAGAATCTGGAGTATTTGTCACTAAGTGTGATATTTACTTTAGAACAAAAGATGATATGGATATTCCATGTGTCTTCCAACTTAGAACCATGCAAAATGGTTTCCCAACACAGAAAATTCTTCCATTCTCTGAGATTGTTCTTGATCCTGCAGATATTGAAACTTCTGATGATGGATCAGTGTCAACAACAATTCAATTTAAAGCTCCTGTGTTCTTGGAAGGAGGATCAGAGTATGCAATTGCTTTAGCGTCAAACTCTACCAAGTATAGTGTTTATATTTCTAGAATTGGTGAGAATGATCTTCTAAGTGATGCATTTATCTCAAACCAACCATATCTAGGATCACTATTTAAGTCTCAGAATGCTTCTACATGGGAAGCAAGTCAGTGGGAAGATCTTAAATTTGTCATGTATAGGGCAAATTTCCTTGAGTCTGGTACTATTGATTTCTATAGTCCAAAGTTAAGTGAAGGTAACAGACAAATACCTGTTCTTCAACCTGATTGTCTTGAAGTTTCTTCCAGAACTATTAGAGTTGGACTTGGAACTACTGTACAAGATTCTGGATATCAACTTGGTAATACTTTCTTCCAGGGAGCAAGTCATGTTAACAAAACAAATGCTACAGGTACTCTAATTGGTGTTGCTGGAACTATTCCAAGAACAGCATTGGCAATCTCTAATGCAGGTATTGGTTTAACACCAACTGATGGATCTCATACATTTACTGGAGTCAATCTAGTAACATTGTCAGGAAGTGGTAGAGGTGCTCAAGCAACTGTTGCTGTCACCAATGGCCAAGTTACTTCCGCAACCATCACTGGATCTGGTGGTAATGGATATCAAACTGGTGATGTTGTCGGAATCAATACTATTGGTGCTGGATCTGTTGGTAGAAATGTAAGACTTACTGTTTCTGGAATTGGTAAAACTAGTGAACTGATTCTAGATAATGTTCAGGGAGATTTCACTGTCAGTGGTCCACAGTTAAATTACTTTAATAGTGTGGGTATTGCTCAAACTTTGAATAACGATTTACCTGCAGCACCAGGTGGAAATGTTCAAATTTCCACAATTAATGAAATTACTGATGGACTTCACATTAAGGTTAACCATCAAAATCATGGAATGTACTTTACAGATAATAGAGTAATTGTTTCTGGAGTTCTTCCAGATGTTAAGCCAACCAAATTGACTAGTGAATATTCTTCTAATTCTACATCAGGTCTTGCTGTTGAAAGTGCAACAGCATTCTCTAACTTTGAAAATGTTAGTGTTGGATCTACAAATAGAGGATACCTCTTAATTGGAGAGGAAATCATTGAATATAGTAGTGTAGATGGAAACACTATTGGTGGTAGTATTTCTAGAGGAAGTAATCCGATTACTTATTCCACTGGAACTCCTGTCTACAAATATGAACTTGGTGGAGTTTGTCTCCATAGAATCAATAAAACTCATAACTTAAACGACGTTTCTATAGGAAGTTCGATTACCTTCGATTCCTATAACATCAAACTTGATATGTCTGAGAAATTTAATGTTAATAATGATGATAGAAGTGATGATGTACTTGGATTCCCCAAACTTTATATGGGAATTACTGGATCTACTGGAGGACAAAATGTTAAGGCAACTCAAAACATGCCATTTGAAATTATCACTCCAATCATTCAAAATGTTACTACAAGAGGAACTTCTATTAGCGCGGAAGTTAGAACAGTAACTGGTCAAAGTTTAAGTGGCAACGAGATTGCTTATCTTGATGCTGGGTTTGAACCAATTGTTCCAAATACACCAAATTATCTTAGCAGTACAAGATTAATTTGTTCTAAGGTTAATGAAGATGCTAAGTTGACAAACATTGAAGGTGCTAAATCTATGCAAATGAGAGTTAATATGGTAACTACAGATTCCTATATTTCTCCAGTAATTGATGGTCAAAGAGTTAGTACTATTCTATCTTCTAACAGAATTGATAGTCAAATTACTGATATTGCAAATGATGCTAGAGTTAAAGGAATTTTGACAGATCCAACTGCTTGTCAGTATATTTCCAAAGAAATAAGACTGGAAAATGCAGCAACTTCTTTAAAAGTTATCTTTGATGCTCACATTAATGATTTCTGTGATGCTAGAGTATTGTATGCTATCAGTAATAAAGACGGATTTGATCCAATCTTTATTCCTTTCCCAGGATATAAGAACCTTGATTCTAAAGGTCAAATTATTGATATTGCAAACAATAACGGTGAATCGGATTCATTTGTATCTAAGACTCCTACATATGGTTTTGATAGTAGTTCTATTGAATTTAAAGAACATACTTTTAGCATTGACGAATTGCCGTCATTTAAAGTTTACAGAATTAAAATTCTGTTGACGGGTACAAATCAAACATATGTACCAAGAGCCAAAAACCTAAGAGTTATTGCCCTAGCATAATGCATAAAGTAAAAGATTATGTGGATCTCGTAAGGGATCCACATACAGGTGCCATTTTAAATCTAAACTCTTTAGATCATGAAAAATACGTTGAGAGACGTAAAGTGAAAAATAAAGAGCATCAAAAGGTACAGACTATTGAAGAAGAAGTTGCTAACCTTAAAGAGGACATTACAGAAATTAAATCACTATTAAAGGAGTTGATCAATGGATCCAAATGATATAAGTTTAGATAATTTAACTAAGAGTTTTGAATATACAAAATTATCTGGTCAAATAGATAGTTGTGATGATATGGAAGAACTTAGAAATATTGCTAAGTGCTTCTGCAAACTTTATTATAAACAACAGGAAACTATGCATGCAATAGGTATACCAAATGGCATCTAAGAACGTAACTTTTGATCTTAATGCTGGCGTACCAAAAGGTGTGAACCTAACCATGTATGGTGGTTCAGATTTTGAAGTTAATTTAGTTGTTAATACAACATCAAATGCTGCATTTGATTTAACAAATTATAGTGGATCGGCCGCTATGTCTAAAAGTGTAGCAGTTGGAGCTACTCTTGGTATTACATCATCGTTTACTGTTGGATTTACTAGTGCCTATGATGGTAAGTTAAAGATATCATTAGGTGCTGTTAATACAAGAGCAACATCAGAGGGTAGATACGTTTATGATGTTTTACTTAAACATGAAGTTGGTAGCGGATCAACAGTTTATCCTTTGATATCTGGTAATATTTTAGTTATTAATCCTGTCTCATCAGCACCATAAATACAGTTGAGGAATTAGTGCGTATATGGCTCAACCAGCAAGTAGGTCGGACCTAATAAATTACTGCAAAAGACAACTGGGAGCACCAGTTTTAGAAATCAACGTTGCCGATGAGCAAATTGATGATCTAATAGATGATGCCTTGCAATACTTTCATGAAAGACATTTTGATGGTGTTATTCAAACATATTTAAAGTATAAAATCACACAGGGAGATGTTGATAGGGGACGAGGAAGAGGAGGAAGCAATCCTGTAGGACTAGTTACTACAACTGCATCTTCAACTATAGATGGTTCATCTGTAACTTTTTCTTTTGAAGAAAATAGTAATTATGTACAAGTTCCTCCACAAGTTATTGGAATAAACAAAATATTTAGATATGACGGGTCACAAACAGTGACTAATAATATGTTCAGTGTAAAATATCAAATGTTCTTGAATGACATTTATAATTTTAGTTCTACTGAAATATTATCATATGCAATGACAAAAAGATATCTTGAAGATATGGACTTTGCATTAAATACAGAGAAGCAGATAAGATTTAATCAAAGACAGGATAGACTTTACTTAGATGTTGATTGGGGAGAAGTATCTAAGGATGATTATCTTATCCTTGATTGTTATAGACTTTTAGATCCAAATGATTTTAGTAGAGTTTGGAATGATTCATTTCTCAAGAGATATGTAACTCAACTTATCAAAAGACAGTGGGGACAAAACCTCTTGAAGTTCCAAGGAGTAAAACTTCCAGGTGGTATAGAATTAAATGGTAGACAAATATATGATGATGCTCAAAAGGAGCTCGATGCAATTAGAGAAGTTATGTCCAACACTTATGAACTTCCACCATTGGACATGATCGGTTAATCATATGCTTAATCCATATTTCCAACAAGGGGCCAGATCTGAGCAAAATTTAATTCAAGATCTTATCAATGAACAGTTGAGGATGTATGGTGTAGAAGTACATTATCTTCCAAGAAAATATTTAACTGAAAACACAATTATTAGAGAAGTAATACAATCTAAATTTGATGACGCATATCCAATAGAAGCGTACATAGATAACTTTGAAGGATATAATGACAATACTACAATACTGTCAAAATTTGGTATTCAACAAGAGCAGGAATTAAATTTAGTTATTTCAAAGGAGAGATTTGAGAACTATATTTCTCCTTTAATGAAGAATGAGGAAAATGTAAAATTATCCACGAGACCAAAAGAAGGAGACTTAATTTATTTTCCTCTAGGGGATCGTTTATTTGAAATTAAATTTGTTGAGCACGAAAAACCATTTTATCAACTACAAAAAAATTATGTTTATGAGTTGAGATGTGAACTCTTTAGATATGGTGATGAAGTCATTGACACTGGTATAGAAGATATTGATGATATTTTAACTGGTGGCGATAGTGATGGTCTGATCGATGGAAGTGATGGACTTAGTAGTATTATCGGAAGTACTCAAACTCTCACCCTTGTCGGAAATGGTGTGACAGCAACAGCAGTTGCCGGAATTATCACTGAGGGTGGTATCCGCACAATTACTATGACAAACAGAGGTGGAGGATATACATCTGTACCAAGAGTTGCAATATCATCTGCTCCAACAGGAGGGATTACTGGTATTGCATCTGCGGTTATGATTGGTGGAATAAACGTATGCAATCAAAGTGCCAATCCGAGAGCAAGATCTATTCAGAATACTGATATTGTAAATCCTGGATCTGGATATACAATTGCCCCTGGAGTTCAGTTTATTGGTGGTGGAGGTGCTGGTGCAGCTGCAACAGCGACAATCGCTGATGGTATTGTAGGAATAATAACAATCACTGCCGGTGGATCTGGATATGTCACGTCACCAACAATTACTATTGATGTTCCTGGTGGATCTGTAGCAACAGCAGCAACAACAGGAGTTGGTGGCACAATCTCTCTTACTATCACAAATGCGGGTATTTTCTATAGCACAGCACCAACAGTTACTATTAGTGGACCGATAGGAGTAGGTACAACTGCAACAGCGACGGCAACAATTGGAACTGCAGGAACTATTACTGCTTTGAATTTGACTAACGTTGGAAGTGGATACACAACGAACCCAACCGTTACCATCTCTAACCTCATTACCGAAAAAGACTCTACTAAGGTAGTTTCTGCTGCTGCAACAGCAGTTGTCAGTGCTGCAGGCACTATCAGTGGTATTCGCTTTATTAATGCTGGATTGGGATACAGCACCGCTCCTACGATTACGATCGCGGCTGCAAATACTAGTTCTACTGGTGAGTTTGTATTTAACGAGATTGTAACAGGATCTAGTAGTGGAGCAACAGGTAGAGTCAGAGTTTGGAACACTGAAACTAATGTTCTTGAGGTAGCAAACGTCACAGGAACATTTACTCTTGAAGAAAATATTGTTGGATCTACCTCAGGTGCTACACATCAACTTAGAAAAGTTGATGTTAATCCGAGCGATGATGGTTTTGCAGATAATGTTAATATAGAAACTGAAGCAGATTCTATTATAGACTTTAGTGAGCAAAACCCATTTGGAATACCATAAATAATATCACTCTTAGTATATCGTAATTCCATAAGGACAAACAATGTTTGAATATTTTTATAACGAAATTTTGAGGAGAACCATTGTATCTTTCGGTACTCTTTTTAATTCATTAACCATCAAACAAACTAATTCTTCTGATAATGTGATCAACACTATCAGGGTTCCTTTGTCGTATGGACCAACTCAAAAGTTTCTTGCAAGACTTGAACAGCAGTCAGATCTCAATAAAGCGACTGCAATTACATTACCAAGGATGGCATTTGAGTTTACTGGAATGACATATGATTCAGCAAGAAAAGTAACAACAACACAACAATATACAGTAAAAGACCCAGATGATGGATCTGAGTCTAAAAAAATATATATGCCAGTTCCATATAATATGCAATTTGAACTGAGTATTATGACAAAACTAAATGATGATGCTCTTCAAATTGTTGAACAAATTTTACCATACTTTCAACCAGCATATAATTTAACCGTTGAATTAGTTGATTCAATACAGGAGAAACGTGATATTCCAGTAATTCTTGAGAATATCACCATGCAAGATGATTATGATGGAGATTTTACAACAAGAAGAGTTCTTCTTTATACCTTAAGATTTACTGCAAAAACATATCTGTTTGGTCCCGCTACCTCTGCAACCAAGGATATTATCAAGAAATCTACTATCAGTTATCTTACTGGAACAGATGTATCAAATGCAACAAGAGAACTCAGTTACTCTTCTGTTCCAAGGGCAACTAAGAGTTATACTGGAGATGCTGCCACTACCGTATCTGTGGATATTGCCAAGACCAATAAAATAATTGAAGTTGAAAGTGTAAGTGGTTTGACTGCCAAATCTTATATTGCTATTGATGATGAAGAGTTATTCATTAAATCCATCACTGGTAATAAACTCACTGTCTTGCGAGCACAGGATAAGACAACTGCAACAGAACATCTCAGGGGTGCAGAGATACATGTTATCGATGCTGCCGATAATGTATTAATTGAAGAGGGTGATGATTTTGGATTTAGTGGAACAATAACATGACAAGTAAATTTGATACTTTAAATGATGAGTTCAATGTCAAAGGAGACATTGTGCAGTCTGAAGTTGTTAATGATAAAATTGAAAAAATTAAAGAAACCTCAGATGACATTAAAAAAGATTATACTTATACACGGGGTAATCTTTACAGTATAATTGAAAAGGGGCAAGAAGCAATCAATGGTATTTTAGAACTTGCACAAGAAAGTGAAATGCCTAGAGCATATGAAGTTGCAGGTCAATTAATTAAAAACGTTGCTGATGCCACAGATAAGTTAATGGATCTTCAGAAAAAACTGAAAGATGTTGAAGAAGAAAAGCAATCTCGCGGGCCCTCTACTGTTAATAATGCACTCTTCGTTGGATCTACTGCAGAACTTGCGAAGATGCTAAAACAGGGGGCAAAAGAAGAGAATAAATAATAGAGACGGAGTTATATTAAACGTGGCATTAAAGAAGCCTGCAGATTTTTTTGGTAAGAATAAGAACGACTTTGACAAGATCAAGGATAATGTTTCTTTGGAAAAAATTGAAACAGTATCTGAGGCCTTTAGTGCTTTTAAAACTAACTTAAATCATATACAATCTATATCAGACTTTTCGCTTACGGTTGAGAACTTTAAGGAAAATATTGATAGAGTTGAAAGTATTTCCAAAGAAATAACAGAAGTAAAAGAAGATATTAGAGGACTGATCAATAAAGATGATTTAGATGAAGCAATGGTTGCTCATCTTCTTTTTGTTGAAGAATCCATCAAAAAAATTGAAGGAAGAATAAAGAGTGTTAATGGTGACACTATCGATAAAATAAAGGAGGATTTTACAAACCTTTCCCAGACTGTAGAAAATTTTGTAGATGTTGATATTCCAAGTTATAAGAAATTAGTATCAGAATCCGAAATTAGGTTTGATGCTAGATTTTCAAATTTTAAGGGTCTTGTAGAAGAAGACCTTGATGGTATTAGAGAAGATGTTAATAGAGAAGTAAACACTGCCTTAGCAGATGTTGAGACAGTTAATGAAAATATAGTATCAGACTTAAAGAGAGACTTAAAGCGAACAACAAAAGATGTTAATGAGACTGTAAGTAATCTTGTTAATGAAGAGTTTCCAAAGTATAAAAAACTTTTTGCAGAAACTGAACTAAAGACTGAGCAGAGAGTTTCTGCATATGATGAGGTAATTGAGAAATTAAATTTAATGGTGAAAGAATTCACCGAAAATGAAATTCCAAAATATAGCAATTTACTAGTAGAAACTAAACTAAAATCTGAGAAAGAAGTAAAAGAATTAGAAAACAACGTACTAGAGCAAGTTCAATCCTTAAAGGAAAGAGTTGAACTTTTGTCTGAAGATGTCATAGAAAAAACTTCTGATATTGATTCTTTAGTTGAAGAAAAAATTAAAGAATTGCAGTTAACAATTGATGACTCCAAACAAAAAATTGGAGATATATCTGATGTTTACATGGCTCTCTATAAGGATTTTAAAGATAGAGAAATTCATGAAAACAAAAAGTTAGAAGAATATTCTGGAGAACTTGGTAAGTTCTCAAAGAAATTTTCATTCTTTGAGGAGACTCTTGCAGAAGATGTTAGAGAACTTCAAAATGTTTTAGATATTAGTACAACAAAATATTATGATGTACTAAAAAATGAAGTAGGTGAATTTGAAGAAAATATGTCCAATCAGATTAAGGATTTAGAACTTAATTTGGTTGTTAATGAAAAGCATATTAAAAAACAAAATGAAAACATTGAGAGTATTAAAGAAGAAGTAAAAGATGTTATAGAGAGACTTCAAATTGATTCTATTGAGGAAAAGAATAAATCTTTATCAGAAAAAGTAGTTTATATTGAAAAAATTCTTACAGAGTTTAATGAGAAAGCATTATTAAAAGAAGATAATCCAACCCTACCAGGAGATGCATCAACAAAAAATTCAGCAGACCCATTAACTCCTTTAGATCAAAATTTTGTAACCATCGATCAGTTACAAAGTCACTATAAACTTTTTATAAACCGAATTCAACAACAAATTGCTACCATTGGTGGAGGTGGTGCTGGATTCATTAAGGATCTAGATGATGTTACCTTTGACCAAACTACAGGAACTAATCAATTACTCATTTACAATGGAGCGAAATGGGTTGGTATTGCAAGTACATCAATTAGTGGAGAAAGCAAACTTGTAGATTTAACTGATGTTGATGCTAGTAATGTTGGTGATGGTAGATTTTTAAGGTATGATGCTTCTGCTCAAGAGTTTACATTTGCACCAGTATCGGCTACTAATCTTGAACTAATTGCTGGAGATATACAATCAGGTATTCTTACTACAACCAGTACCAGTGCTGCTGTGGTTATGTCTATAAGTGCATCTACATATAGATCTGCAAACTATCAGGTTCAGGTTACAAGAGGAAGTAATTATAATATGACAACTGTCAATGTTATTCATGATGGAACTACTACGTACATGACAGAATATGGAACTATTAATCAACCAATTGGAGTTGCCACATTCTCATCAGATATTAGTAGTGGAGCACTTAGATTAATTGGTCATCCAACATTCTCATCAGAAACTACTTTTAAAGTTATCTTTAGTGCATTACAAGTATGAAAAGTTTAAAAAAATTTTTAGAAGAGCAACCAACTAATAATGTGGGTAATGGTGGGTATACTAATGATGGAGGTCAAACTGTTGCAGGATTTGATAAGAAACTTTTTCCTTCTGATGAAGATGATTTAACTCAAGATTATCAAACACCTGGAGAATCTGGAGAAGCAAAGTGGAGGTTCTCTGATGTATATCCAGTATTGAAGTTATCATTAAACAACAGTCAAGGTGATGGACCATCGATTGATGCTATGGTATCAGCATCTAAAATGTTTGTAAATCGAATGGATAATCCACAAGAAAGAATAAGAAAAACTTTTTCAAATTTTAAAGAGAGTATAGTTGATAAATAACATGGAGTAGATACTCTTTTTAATTGAATGTCTAAGAATGGCCGCTGTCCAGAGGGACAATACTATTGCTACACTGATGAAAAGTGTAAACCCATTCCTAAGGGTTATAAAATGGTAGGTCGTTCTGGTTATCTTCGCAAAGAAACTGGACATTCAGTAGATGATGAGAAGAAAAATGGTAATGGTAATAGTAATGGTAATGGTGGTAACGGGTCTAATGGTGGCAATGGTGGATCCAATGGAGGAGGAGTGAGTGAATCGAAAAGTGGTGATAGTTCTTTGCGTGACTGGTTTGGCAAGAGTCGCTCTTCTGATGGGAAGCCTGGTTGGGTTCAATTGGGTGGCAAATATTCGGGAAAACCCTGTGCCAAACAACCAGGACAAACCACAAAACCAAAATGTGGTTCTAGCAAAATGAAACGCAACCTTTCTAAAGATGAGGAACAAGCAGCGTTTCGTAGAAAGAATAAAAAAGATCCAAACCCAAATCGTTCAGGGAAGGCAATTAACGTGAAGACTGAAGAATTTACAACACTACCTTTACAGATTGAAATTCCAAATAACATTAGAGATTTTAATCTTGGTTTAATGTTCCGTGAGAGTTTGGATATTAACAGTGGAATGTTATTCATCTTTGAAGAAGTTGGACAGCAATCCTTTTACATGAAAGAAACAAAAATTCCTCTTGATATTGCATTTATTACCGAAGGAGGAATTGTAGAAAGTATTAAACAATTAGAACCATATGACGAGACACCAGTTGCTTCTGATGGAGAAGTTCTGTGTGCATTGGAAGTAAATCGTGGATGGTTTGCAGAAAATAATGTTGAAGTAGGTGATGAGATTGATATTGATGAAGCAGCGGGAGAAAAAGACGCTTGCTATCATAAAGTCAAATCACGTTACAAAGTTTGGCCAAGTGCATATGCGTCAGGAGCACTAGTCAAATGTCGTAAGAAAGGTGCTGCCAATTGGGGCAATAGCACCAAGAAAGAAGAATTCTCTAATTGGAGAGATAATTACATTGCAACAGATTATGAATCTGTAGATATCATAACACCAGAACCTTTAACCGCTACAAAAGGTATTGGCAGCGATATGCTTGATGAAGCATGCTGGAAAGGTTATGAGAAGAAAGGTATGAAGACTATGTTTGGAAAGAGATATCCAAACTGTGTTAAGAAGACGAAGAAAGAAGAAATTCAACTGATATCAAAAACTTCTTTAGATGAAAAGAAAGGTTGTATGCACAATCATAAAGGTGAAGAGTGTCCAGTACATGGTATAAAAGAATGTCCTGGTCCCGTTGAAGAAGCAGTAAGAATGCCAGCAAAAACTGGTAATCTTGTCAGCGTTCTTTTTAGGTTTAGAAGTCAAACTATTATGTTGAAGATGTTCTTCCCTCAAGTATCTTTACCAACCAGATCTGATATTCAAGATCAAATTGATAAAATATATCCTGGCGCGAAACTATTAACACACACAGTTTCCGACTATGAACCAGGACAACCAGTCCTACACGCAGAAGCAGCAGCGTGGACAAAGAAAGCAGGAAAAAACAAAGAAGGTGGACTCAACGAAAAAGGACGAAAGTCTTATGAAGCGCAAAATCCAGGATCTGACCTTAAAGCACCAAGCAAGAAGGTTGGAAATCCCAGGAGGGCATCCTTCTGCGCTAGAATGAAAGGAATGAAGAAAAAGTTAACATCATCAAAGACAGCAAACGATCCAGATAGTAGAATTAACAAATCTCTTAGAAAGTGGAATTGCTGAGTAAGTTATGTCTGATAATGTATACCTTGGCAATCCAAATCTAAAAAAAGCAAATACACCGATAGAATTCACACAGGAGCAAATCCTTGAATTTATGCGGTGTAAGGAAGATCCTGTTTATTTTGCAAACAACTATATCAAGATTGTTTCTCTTGATGAAGGATTAACTCAGTTTCATCCTTATGATTTCCAAGAGAAATTAATTAATAATTTCCACGAGAACAGATTTAATATCTGTAAGATGCCACGACAGACTGGTAAGTCTACCACTGTTGTATCATATCTACTGCATTATGCTGTCTTCAATGATAGTGTTAACATTGGCATCTTGGCGAACAAGGCAGCTACAGCAAGAGAACTATTAAACAGATTGCAAACTGCATACGAAAACTTACCCAAGTGGATGCAACAGGGTGTGTTAGTGTGGAATAGAGGTTCACTGGAGTTAGAAAATGGATCTAAAATTCTTGCTGCTTCAACTTCCGCAAGTGCTGTCCGAGGTATGTCATTCAATATACTCTTTTTGGATGAGTTTGCATTTGTTCCAAATCACGTTGCTGATTCGTTTTTTGCCTCTGTTTATCCTACTATTACTTCTGGTAAAAATACGAAAGTTATTATTGTCTCGACACCACACGGAATGAATCACTTCTACCGCATGTGGCACGATGCGGAAAGAAGTAAAAATGAATATATTCCTACAGATGTTCATTGGTCTGAAGTTCCTGGCAGAGATGATGTTTGGAAAGAACAGACTATTGCTAACACATCAGAACAACAATTTAAAGTTGAGTTTGAATGTGAGTTCTTAGGATCAGTAGATACACTAATTGCACCAAGTAAGCTAAGAACTTTAGTATATGATTCTCCGATAAAACAGAGTGCAGGATTAGATGTATATGAATTTCCAGTAGAAAATCATGATTATGTATGTACTGTTGACGTAGCAAGAGGTGTTGGTGAAGACTACTCTGCTTTTGTTGTAGTTGATATTACAGAGTTTCCTCATAAAATAGTTGCAAAGTATAGGAATAATGATATCAAACCAATGCTTTTCCCAAACATCATTTATGATGTATGCAAAAACTATAATAGTGCTTTTATATTATGTGAGGTAAATGATATTGGTGATCAGGTTGCAAGTATTATCCAGTATGATCTAGAATATCAAAACCTATTGATGTGTTCAATGAGAGGTAGAGCAGGTCAAATTGTTGGTCAAGGATTTTCTGGAAAGAAAACTCAACTTGGTGTCAAGATGAGTAAAACTGTTAAAAAAGTTGGATCACTCAACCTAAAGGCAATGATTGAGAGTGATAAAGTTATTTTTAATGATTATGAGATTATCTCTGAACTAACTACATTCATATCAAAACATAACTCATTTGAGGCTGAAGAAGGTTGTAATGATGACTTGGCAATGTGTCTGGTCATCTATGCATGGTTGGTGGCACAAGATTACTTTAAAGAATTAACAGATCAAGATGTTAGAAAAAGATTATATGAAGAACAAAAAAATCAAATTGAACAAGATATGGCACCATTTGGATTTATGAGTGATGGTTTAGATGATAGTAGTTTTGTTGACGGTGATGGTGATAGATGGTTTAATGCGTCTACGGATGAGTATGGTGATAGATCTTATATGTGGGAGTATAGATAAATGAAGCATCACATACCTGACATTATTAAGAAGAATGCATTTGCTTGTTTTGGTAGTTTAAATCAGGCAGAGAGAGCAGTTGTAGTGATGGGCGATAAAGCATATCGTGAGTCACTAGATCTTGACAACGATAATGCTCCCTGTTGGAATATTCCAAGTGGAGAACACACCACTTTTGCTGGATGGAATCCTCAGTGTGTCCCTACTATGGACTACATCGTATGGAAATTAAAAAACCGTGAAGGTATTATCAAAGGAGAAATTTACTGATGGACTATAAAACTGCTGGAGTTGACATTATTAAAGGTCGATCTTTCGTTGAGTATCTCAAGGTATTGGCACCTAAGATTGGTGGGTTCAGTGGAATGATGGAAGTTCCATCAGGATATGAGAATCCCGTATTAGTATCTGGTGCTGATGGTGTCGGAACTAAAATGAATATCTGTAGAATTGCATGGGATTACACCACTATTGGGCAGGATCTTGTTGCTATGTGTGTCAATGATGTGATATGTTCTGGTGCTAAACCATTATATTTTTTAGATTATGTCTCTGCCAAATCACTTGATAGTAACGTCAGTGATATTGTGTATGGGATTAACGTTGGTTGCACAATAGCTGGAATGGAACTCATAGGTGGAGAAACTGCTGAACATTTCAGACAATTTGATTATGATGTTGCTGGTTTCTGCACTGGTATTGTAGAGAAGAATGATGTTATTAATGGTAGTAATATCCGAGCAGGTGATGTAGTCATTGGTATTGAGAGTAGTGGACTTCATAGTAATGGATACACACTCATCAATGATATGTTGTCTAAAGATTTAATTTACTATAAGGATATGCCTGAGTTGTTGAGACCTACTACCATCTATGCTCGTCTTATTCAATACCTATTGGATGAGGTTCCTATCCTAGGCATGGCACACATCACAGGAGGAGGACTGCCTGAGAACCTTCCACGATGCCTTCCAATGGGTCTTACAGTTGATGTTGATTATGATGCTTGGGAAAGACCAGAACTCTTTAACAAGATCCAGGAGGCGGGAGACATTACTGAGAAGGAAATGCGTAATGTATTCAACCTTGGTATTGGATTCTGTTTAGTGGTGCCAAAAGAAGT